GCCCGCCTTTCTTCCCGTATACTCGGTCCTTAGCGGCATATTCGGCAAAATTCCGGTAGCCGAGCTTTCGCGCCATCGCATCACGTTCTTTGGGTGTCATGGGAAAATCCTCGCAAATCCAAGTTTCACCGAAGCCCACATTGCGCCAGCCCCGCCGACAATCGGCACAAGCCACCGCACAAATTTTCCGCCTGTCTTGACGGCGTTCCATGCTTCGACAAGCTCTTTGGTCAATTCGCTGTCTTTTTTCGCTTGGGCAATGTCCTGCTTCATTTGCGGAAGCGGCTCGAGCGCCTTCAGGACCTTCGCGATATCGTCACGAATTTCCGAAAAATGCACGCTGCCTTCAGCGAAACGCCGTTCAATTTCTTCGTCAGTCATTATGCAACTACCACATGCCAATGGGGGCCGGTCGCGTGCCCGCTCGGGTGATTTACCTCGTCGATAGCCTGGATAACCGTCACCCCTTCGGCCTCGAGCGTTGCGATAAATTCGTCAAAGGTCATGCCGGGGATCGGCCGCAAGTCAACGGCACCGTCTGTCCGGTTATGGAAGCTGCCCGGATTTTTCCGACCCAAAGCACTGTTCGGGTCGCGATTATCGTCCGTAATTTCCGCTTCAGGGAAGATCGCCGAAATAACCGCGTGCCCGTAAGGGACGTCGGCCGCTTGCTCCTGGTCGTTCGCCCAAGGTTCTTCGGCCGAAGGCTCGGGAACGTCCGAGACAGGCGCAGGGTTGCCCATATCCCCATTATCGAGCGCCCCCCCGCCGTCTGCTGCGCCGCGAGTGGCGTCCACGCCTGCAACGGAGGCTCCCGTCTGCCCGCCGATAGCGATCGATGCGACGATATCGCGCAGCGCGCTTTGCGCTTGCTCCCCGGCACTCGTCAGCAAGCGTGCGGCGCTCGCCATCTGCCGGGGGTCTTGCGAGAAAAGCGCATCGACAAGCTGATTGGCACGAGCTTCAGGAATGCCGTTAATCATCCGAAGCAAGGTGCCGACCGCCTGCGATTTGGTGCGGATAAGCGATGTTGGCGAAAGCAGCGACATGGACATGGCGAGGTCGCCGAAATCCATATTGCCTTCCTCGCCCTTCACCGGCTGGCGCAGTGCGGACAAACGCCGAAGGCTCTCGGCTTGCGTTGCGGCGGCGTCCTCGATTCCTTGGCCCGCCTGCGTCCCGAGATTACGCCGAAGAGCCTCTTGTACGTCGGCCCCTTCAGCAATTTGCGCAGCGCGGGAAATCGCCTGATTTGGTGTACCTCCGAAATCGCTCATAATCTCGGCACGCTGCCCGACCGCCCGACCGGCCGCGCCTTCCGGGGTATCATAAGCCTGCCGGACGCCACGCGCTTGCCGCCTCGTCGTCACCGGCACATTTTCCCGTAGCCGGGTCGCGCGGCCTTCCTGCACCGCCTCGAGCATCCGCGAGCGTTCGGCATGGGCCGCATTCATCCGCGCCATTGCATCGGCGACGTCGGGATGATCCCGCGCCATGATATCCTCGATATGGTTCAAGGCGTTTTGCGCTGCATCCCCTTCCACGCCGCCGCGCTCCGCAGTCGTCCGCAGGCGGGAAAGCAGCCGCGTGACGTCCTGGACGCGAATATTATCGCGGAGCCGCAACGATCCCGCGGCGCTGCGGATGGTCGACGCCATTTGATCGTCGGTGATTTCGTAGCCGATACGGCCATTCCCCAAATTTACCGGGGTCGTCGGCAGCAAATCGTTGACGCTCTCGTAGGCTTGCTGATTATCGTAGGGACCCATGATATTCCGGTTCACGTCGCGGCGAACCTGTTCCAATTCGGTCGGGTCACGCGTCGCACGCTGCGCCAAAGCGATTTCTTCCGGGGTCGCACGCGTGGCGCCTCGAGACGCCGCAAGATCGCGAGCGATATTCTGCGCGATGAAACGCTGTTGGCCTCCCGTCAATTCGGCAGTGCGTCCGGCAAGCTCGCCCGGCATATTGCCGACACGCGTCCGCACGGCTTCCGTCACGCGCTCCCGCGAGGCCGAAGGCATCCGTTTGACCATTTGCGTGACCGCTTGGCGATCAGCGGAAGGCAGGATTTCAAAAACAGTCGGCTCGCGTCCGGTGCGCTGCCGAAAGCGGTCGGCCGCAGCCGTCAATTCTTCGGCCGTCATCGAAATTTCGCGCCCGAGAATATTCTTCGCGCTCGAGAGACGCAGAAAATCCCGAACCGGCCGGGATACCCATTCGGCCCCTTTGACGCCTGCAATGACTGCGGGGGCCGCGAGAGCGCCAACAGTCGCCCCGGTCGTCACGTCGCTGCCTTCGCCCGCCGACTGCGCTGCGCCGCCCGCTGCGCCGCCCAAAATGATCTTTGCGGCATTCCGACCACGCTGCCCTTGCTCGAGCGCGGTAAGCGCCTGGACAGCATTCCCGGCACGCGTCGCTCCAACGGCGGTCAAAGCCCTGCCGGCGCCCCGAACCGCCGCGTTTGCGCCTACACCGCCCGTCACCGATCCTGCCACAGTGCCGATAACATCGCCTGTCGTGGAGCGTTTACGTTGCATATCCGTCACCGCGCGGCGAACCTGAAGGCGCTCGGAATAATTACGGGTGCCCGGCGTATTTTCGACGGCTGCAATAGCGCGCTCGGGCAAGCCGAATAGTGCCCGACCAAAAGCATTCGTGCTTGCCGCCTCGAGGCCCATATTATCGCGGACGCGTACCGTATCGCCAGGCTTGGCATTCGCAAGCTGCTGCTTTTCTTCAGCGGTTGCGGGGCGCCGACGCTCAAAAAAGGAGCCGATGCGCGCCAAAATGCCATCGTCTTGCTTCGTTCCACGCACGACTTTGACCGGCCGCGTCGATTCCCGCTCGAATTGCTTGCGTGCGATCGTCTGCAATTCGTCCTCGCGGGTTTTCACTGCGGGAAGGCCTGCTTCCTGCCGAAGCCGTTGCACGACGGGGCTCGCATAGTAATTCGCGAGCGCCTTTTTGCGCTGCGGCGGTGTAAGCCGCTTCAGGCCCTCATTCATGAGCGCGTCGGATTTTTGCAGTGCGGCAAGACTATCCTTGCGCTGCGTCGGGGTAAGCGACGAAAGCGGCTGTTTTTTATCCCACGACGATTTTTTCGCCGGGGCGGCGTCCATGACCGGATCGTTGTCCCAAGGATTTGTCGCCATTATTTCTTAATCCGACGAACGCCGTTCGGGTCGATATACGGCCCCGGAGGCAGCTTGTAATATTCCCCGACGCTGCGAATTTGCGGGATCGCTTTCGTCTGCCGGGGTGCCGCTGAACCTCGCCCGCGCGGGGCCTGCCGGGGTGCCGGCTGCGGAGCATTCTTTTCCTGAAGCTGCGCGTTGAGGTTGCGCCGATATTGGTTGATCGCCGCCATAGCTGCGTCATAACTTTTCGCGCTGATAACGGCCCGCTTGAGGTTTTCCATTTCCTTCGCGGCGTCCATATTTTTCGAGCCGATTGTCATGCCGGTAAGCAGCGGGAGCAGCGCCGAAACACCTTGGGTCAAAAGACCGTCGAGACGTTCGCGAGCAGCGAAACCTTCCGGGCTTGCTACGCGCTCCACCAAAGGCAGATATTCGCGCGCCGCGACGCCAAGGGTGCCCGCAACCGATTGCGTGCTGTTCGACATGCCTCCCGACGCGTTGAGGTCGTTCACTACGCCTTCCAGATCATCAAGGAACGTCGTCGCGCCCTGAAGCGCCTGGTCCTTTTTGACTTCGGCCGCGGCTTCCTTCGCCGACATGGTGCGCTCGCCTGCGGACATTGGCGGGTTTTCATAGCGATCACGCGCCAAAGCAAGGCGATCTTCAGCAAGCCGAACCTGTTCGCGCTGATAAGCCGTCATTGGCTTTTCGCCTCCGCCGCTGGCAAGGCTTTTCAGGTACGCGTTTGCCGTTTCCGAATCGCCGTTCGCGGCTAGCATTTCGTAGATTTGGATTTCTTTCGCCTTGCTACCGCCCTTCGCCAATGTCGGATCGGGAAATAGCGCCGCAAGGGTCCCTTCGGGATCGCTTGCCAACGCTTGCCCAATTTCCGCCGCTTTTTCATCAGGAATACCCAACTGCTTCGCCACCAAAGGCCACGCCCGCTGAATTCCGGCCGCGCCCGTCTGCCCGAAAACCTGTCGCATACCGGCGCCCGCTGCGGCAATCTGCTGGTTGCGCTCATTCTGAAGCTCGATATTGCCGCCCTCGATTTCCTGCCCGCCGCGTGCAAGCCTTTGCTGCATCAACTGACGCTCGAGCGGCCGATTTTCGATTTGGTATTGCCGATCCTCGTTCGCGATTTCCCGAGCGCGCTGCGCGTCAAGATTTTGCTGATAGAGCGGTGTCGCCCCGCCGACCGTCGCAATGGTATCGGCCACCCCTCCAAGAATGTCGAGAATGGAGCGGCGCGCTCGAGGCGCGGCAACTTGCGGGCCGGGGCCAGCATCGGCCGCAGTCATCCCGCGCGTTTGCACCGGTCCAAGGTCCGGGATCATTGCGCCCGCCTGGATCGCTTGCCCAAAGGCATTCGGCGCAGGGGGTTCGACGGTTCCGCCCTGCGTACTCGCGAGCAGATCGCCGAGAAAATTGGAAGGCAGCGGCATGATTACAGAGCCCCCATGTTGACCGTCTGATAGCCCGCGATCTTCGGGCCAAGCGCCCAAGGCCGCAGCCGGGCAACTTCATCCGCCATGACTCCGAGAAGCCGCACCGCGCCGCCGACATAACGGAAGCGGTACAAGCCGAGCCCATCGGACATTTCGCCGACCTTGACGATATCCTTTTTCAAGCGCCGGTCGGAGAAAATCGAGGCGATACCTCCGACAGCCGAAGCGATCGACCCCGCTGTGGACGGCCCGCCCCCTGTCGACGTCGACTTTTGCCCGGCGTTGGCGACAATGCTGCCCGCCTGCGTGCCTGCATTCGACAGATTGAGCAGATGCCCGAGATAATTGTTGGTGAATTGCTGGTTCAATTCCGCCCCGCCGCGCATGAGCGCATTTGCCGTCGACCCGCTGCGTAGCAGGCCCGACGCCGCCCCGCCGCCGACCGTGCTACGCGAAAGCTGGCGCAAAGCGGGCTCGAAACCCGCCATCTTCAAATAGTTTGCCAGCCCGCCTTGCGCGCCCGCTACGTCGCCTTGGCCGGTAAGCAGCGCGCCAAGGAAATTATTCCCTTGTACGCCTGTCTGCATCTGCGGCGTATAGGTCGACGTCAGCAAAGCGTTATTGGTATTTTCCGACGACGACTTTGCCGGTTTGGGTTTGAGAAAGCCCATATTTAGCCCTTCAAAAATTCAGCGCGGTTGATGCCGAACATTTCGACCCGCTCACCATCGATAGAGGTCTTTGCTACAGGCCGCAGCCCGCACCAACGCGCCATCAGCTTGACGTCGCGGCGATGCTCCGGGATCATTCCGAAGATAACTTCGGCCCCCCGATCCCGGAACACCTTGCCGAGCGCCCTGCTAATGCACTCGACTGCCGCTTTGCCGCGTGACGCGAGCAAAACATGAATCTCGAAAACGCCATCGCTATCCGGTTCGAAAAGCACAACGTCCTTTTCTTCGACAAAAGCGATATTGGCGGGGTCCGCAGCCCAATCGGCACCGCGCAGCCCGCGATTAAGCTCGGCTGTGTCGATCGCTTCGATTATGGTTGCTGAATTATGCACTGTGCGCCCGCCCCCTAGCGGAAAATGCCTGTTTCGACCCGATGGCTTCTTGTGGTCGTGGTCAAGCAAACGCACTTTGGCGAAGAAGCTCGACGGGATTATGCTATTTTGCGGGACAAGTCAAGCCAGGCCGTAAAGCTCAACCGTGCTGCCTGCAACCAAGGCGCCACTTGGCACGATACCGTCAACTCGATTGATTGCTGCGGTGTTTGCCCACCGCCCGGCGCCCGTCAAAATTCGCGGAATCGACCCAGTACTGTTATTGACGAGCATCGTATTGACTTTATGCCCTAGGGTCGCCGCATATTTGAAAATGCGAATTTCCCCCGCCGAAAAAACATTAGCGGGCGCCGATCCAGCGGCACATTGGAATTGGCGCAGTTTCGTGTCGCTACTGCTACTCGCAGAGCTTGTATTAAAAAGCTGCTGCCAGGAATATCCAGTTGCGCTGCCATTATATTGTAGATCGATTTGGATATCACCTGCCGCTGCGGTTCCCCGACAATAAAAGTCCAACAAAAGGTCTTGGTATGTCGATGGAATCGAAGTGAATGAAAATCCTGTTTCGATCCCCGTAGCCGTAAAAGTAGCGATAAGGGTCCTACCGCCTCCGCCACCTCCCCCGCCCGAGCCATTCGCTGCCGCGGTGACGCGCCCATATTCGTCAACGGTGATATCGGAGTTGGTAAAGCTGCCGCTCGGGTCGGGGGATAGCGCCTCGAGCAAGATTTCGGTCGGTGGATCGGCGATAAGCGGCCCGCCGCCTGTCAATGCGCCGCCCGCCAAAATTTGCGCGCCGCCTAACTGCTGAAGAAACTCCACAATCGTTTGCTCGAGGCCGTTCAAATAGCCGCCGCGGTCGAGCAAATAGCGCATGAAATAATCGGACGGCCGGCCGCTCGCCGGGTCAACGATCGCTTCGGCATAATTCAGGTCCGGGAGATTTTCAGGATCGAGAATAGGCAACGAGGCCATCGGTCATTCCTCGTCCGTCGCCATGTCGAGCCAATCGACCCGCTGAAGCGCGCCGCGGTCCTGGACAAGAAACAGCCGCCCCGGCGTTGCAAAGCTGCCTAGCCCTGAATTCCAGTCAACGCGCGCCTGCCAGTCGTCCGGGTCAATATCCAGCGTGCCGCGATCCTCATAGCTGTGCCCGTCGTCATCGCTCGTAAAGAGCGTGATCGCAGTTAGCGTGGCATCGGCAGTTTCGCCGATAGCTCCCATGAGACTCACCCCGTAGCAACTTTTCATGTCGTAGCCGCGAATTGAAATCTGCCCCATAAGCTCGCGCAGGAAGGGCCGCGGATAGTCGGGTCCCGAAACGGCGTCATCATCCGTCACCGCGAGCGGGTTCAAGAAATAGAGCGCGCCGTTGCTGTCGTCGCCGAAGAGAATATTCGAGCCGTATTCTTCCGCATTGCGGCGCCCGCCGAGCCAATTATGGCCGGTAAAAGCGCGCCAGCGGTTCGAATCCCCGGTGCCCCAAATATACCATTGCTCCGCGAAAACGTCGTAAACGAGCGTTTCGACATTCCCGAGCTTCAGCACGTAAAAATCGTGCCCATCAAGCGTGAAGGTCCATGCCCTTACGGTAGGATCGTCGACCGCGCCGCGCAGAACCGCAACCATGTCGAATTGCGAAACTTGCATCACGGCGGTATCGCCTTGGCGCTCGTCAATCGCGATGACGTCAAGCTGTGAAGCGTCCATACGTTCCGATGGGATATTAAAAACCGTCACCGCGTCGAATTGCGAAGCCTGTACGGTTGGCGTGGCGCCAAGCGCCGCGACTACGCCGGCATCGAATTGCGACACATAGACGGTCGGAGTTAGGGCCATATCAGGTCGTCCGGTCAACCTGGGTCGTCATGGCGTCGAATTCGACAGGGGTCCACGGCGCGCCGGTATCGGGACTCAATTCACTGACGTCGAAATAATAGGTAAAGGCCGTTGTAATCGGCCGGTCGGCCCCATTATCGAAATCGCCATTCGAAATAAGCGCCGTCTGCAAATTGCCGTCGCCGCCGTCGATCTTGCGCGCACGCACAACCGAGACAATCCCCCGAACGCTTGTGACGTCGGCGGGCAGATTTTCCATGTCGAATTGCATGGGCGCGGGCGGTGTGCTGTCGGCCGAAAGATAACTGGCATCGTTCGGCGCACTTTTAGCGAGCAGCGAATAACCCACCGTGCCAGTCGAGGGAAGCCAGCCGCCAAGCGTGACGTCGCCATTTGGGCTGAAACGGCGACAAATGACCGTGCCCATGAAATCATTGTTTTCGGTGCCGCTGTCGTCCCAAATGACCAAATCTTTGATTTTGAGCCCGGCACTCGATCCGAAGCTTTGCCGCTCGGTCGGATTGGCAAAAGCGATGGTGCCGTGAACCGAATTAACGCCGGTAAGGATCGGCACGCCGTTAAGGCGCACTTCCATTTCTCCGGTCGTGCCGTCATAGGCGGTTTCGACATGATTCCATGAATTTGTAGAAATCACCGGAGCGCCCGTCGTCGCAATGACGGTGCCGGTTTCTTGTTCTGCGATAGTGATTGCGCCGTTTGGTTCGACATAGCAATTCGCCAGCGGCGCAAGCGCTGCGGTGTAGAAAAACGCGAAGCATTGGCGCGAGCTTCCTGAACCAAAAGCGTTGAACCAATAGCGTGCCGCGACGCCAACTTTTCCCGCTGTAGGATTGGGCAACGCAATGCGATTATCGGCGGTGATTTGGTTATTGGGGCCTTGATACAAATCGCAACAGCGTTCGCCCACGGCAAGTGGGTCGGGGTCGGCAACGCACGTCGACTTCCAGTTGTTATAGGGAAGGCCGTCTTTCATGGCGGTGTTGCTGCCCGCGCCAGTGCCATAGCGGCCGAAATTATCTGCCCATTGAATTGCCATGTCAGCCCCCTAGCTCGCGCTGCATTGCGCGGCGAATTCGTTCTTCAATATCCGGCCGGGAAAGACGTTTCAAGCCTCCCCCGATTTGAAATACCGCGCCGTCCTCGTCGACAACGATAAGGCTGTCTTTGACCTTTACGGCTGTGCCTTCCCATGCGCCGCGGTCGTACAATACACCTGCGAAACGCTGCATGGGGGCATCAAAATTCCCTGTCGTAATCCAGGGTTCGGTTGTTTTCTGCCCGAGCAGCCAGAAACGATCGCTGAAAACCCGAACCTGATTGATCGCGTCAGGACTGCGCTCGGCCGTCGCAAAATTCAACGGGTCGATAGTCGTCTCGCCGGGTTCGATCCACCAAAATTGACCGTTCACGCCGCGGCCTTGCACCGGAACCATGATGACATAGGAATTCAGCACGTCGACCGAAATTGCGCCGACGTCATTCGGCGTCGTGACTTGCCGCAATTGCGGGTCGCCGCCGTTTACAAGGGTCGCGCCAGTCGTCCAGGAGATATTCGCCCCTGTCTCTGCTACTGCAATGGCGTTTCCGAGCGTACCGGCCACCCGCGCCGAAACATACAAGTCGCCTGCGCCATAAGCGTAAGCCTGGACATTGGCGTTTGCGGTAAGGCTCGTCGAATAATCGGTGCCCGGAAGGCCGGTGGCGTTGATCGCGTTATAGAGTGCCTGAAGCCGAAGAATATTGGTGGCGCCCAAAGCCACTAGCCAAGGATTTCCCGCGCTGCCGTCCGGCGTGCCTGCGTCGACGCTGCCGTTGGTCCATTTATAATAAACCCCGTCGACCGTCACCGTGTCATTGTTCGCGATCGCCCCCGTCGCCTCGAGGTGGCCCATCGCCTCGCCGTCGTCGGTATAGACCCACAATACCCCGCCGTCTGCGATGAAAAGACGGTCCGGGGTTTCCCCGATTTGCCCGACCGCGGCCATGCTGACGTCGCCGATAGGGTTCGTGCCAAGCTCCCCGATGTAGGTCAATTCGAGATAGACCGACAGCTTGTAGAGGCTTCCGGCGCTCACAATAAACGCGGCGTCTTCGAACGTGCCCGGCTCGTCAAAGGTGAAGCGAATATGCCCGATCCCGGCTTCGCCGAATTTCTTCAGCGCCGGCCGCGCGATCAGCGACGGCATATCATCCGACGCGTTCAAAACCGGATTTTGCTCGAAAAAACGGTTGAGCAACGCAATCGACGCCGTGCGTGCGACGTCGCGCTTGAATGTGCTGCGGCCGACCGGAATATTCACCATCGCTTAGAGCGCGAGCGTGCCGCCCGCTCCCCCTGCGGTAATGAATTGCATCGTCGCGTTGTCGCTGCGGCCAAGGTCGAAATTCAACTCGAGAACCTGGCCTTGCGTAACCGGAAAAGCGTCGAGCAATTTGACCGAATTGGTCTTGTACTGGACAGTCAGCGTGCCTGCGGTTTTCGCGTAGAAAGTGCCGACCCGATTGGTGTTGACCTCAAGGGTCGCATTGACCCCGATCAAAACCGGCTTGCGCATCTGTGGAATCATCGTTTTCCCTCTCTTGTCGAAACGCCCCTACTGGAAAAACCCGTATCCAGTAGGGGCGCCCCGCCTAGCCCGCCCGGAGAACAATCCAGCGGCATTAGCGTCCGTAAAGCTCGCCCTCGTAGCTATAATCCCAAAAACCGCTATACGCCTGAATGGCATTATATTGAAGATCGGGATTGATTTTAAGCGGCGCGTTTTGGGCATAGCGCGCGAGAAATTGGCGCCGTTGCTCCGTCAGTACCGCGGCCGACATTTCGTTGAATTTCCGGCCCGAAGGCGGAACGAGCCGCATCGCGAGCAAAATATACATCATCGCGTCAAAATCAGCGGGAAAAGGCGAAACGTCGTCGAGCGCAAGACTCGAGACACGCACCCAATTCGCCAGATCGGCGCGGTAAAACCAGGCGGCGTTAAGGCCATCGGTGTTGAGTAGCAACGTGTCCGCGCCTTCGATAACCCGCCCGTTAGCGTTGAGCGTGATGGGATAGGTCGCAAGGCGGCTATGCGGGTCCGCAATCGCCATCCGCGAGCCGTCGCTAGGCTCGAGCGGCAACCAAATGGTCTTGGCGATATCCTGCGTTGCGATCATCCGCGAATTGATCGGCGGGCGAGCCGTGATTTCTTCGGAGAAATAATAGACGTCCGAAAATTGGTTCGGATTTTGCCCGAACGGCCCAAGCATCCAATCCTGAAAATATTCGCCAGCGACGCCGCCGACGAGAAAAGTCACCAATTCATTGAAAAGGCGAAGGCCCTCGCTCACTTGATCGGTCGGCGGCGTTTTACCGACGCCGATAAGATTTACCTCGCGATATGCGTAGGTGATAAGATCAGAAACGATGGCCATGTTTTTGCGCCTTTACAGGTCCAGCGTCGGTTCTTCGGCGCCGGTTTCGAAGGCGCCCGGATGATCCTTCCAGCCCTTCGGGACGTCATTGATCGACGCGCAGATTTTGGAAGCCCCGTCCGGGCCATAGCGCCACGACGGCCAGGTGTTGCCCTTTTCATCGACGACAGGTGCGGCCGAGCCCGCTGCGCCGGCCGTGCGCTCGCTCGAGGCCATCACGGTTTCGACCGGGCCGGTGTTGGCTGCGGAACGCCGCGGGGCGCCCGGTGCCTCCCGTTCGGCCTTGAGTTTGTCCGCGGCGGCTTTTTTGGTTGCCGCGGCCTTGGCCGCGCCTGTCAGCTTTTTCGGGGTGTTCATGTCCGTTCTCCTGAAAATCTCTCAAGCAATCCCGCAAAGGCAGAAAAAGGGTGCCTGCGAATTTACAGGCACCCGATTTCAGTCGATCGCTTACAGACCGGAAATTTCGGCGCCCATGAAGGGGTCGAGGTTTTCCGCGCCGTAGATGCAATCCCAACGGTGGACGTGCGCGCCCGTCGTGATATCCGACCCGCGCCAGTAGCGGATGGAAATCCCGGTTTCGGGATCGGTCGCGAAGCTGCTTTCGCCGGTAAACGGCGTCTGAAGCTTGGCCGAAACGAGCGTGATCGCCGACTTGTGCCATGCCGCGCGGACGCGGCGGGCAAACTGCGTGACGGCCGACGTCGGGCCCAAATGGGTGACGGCGGCGCCATCGACCGCGGCGGCGGTGACGGTCGCGAATGCGGTATTCGCCGCAGTCGAAACGCCGTCATTCGTGCCGGGCACGATCAGCGGCGGCGAGATAATCAGATCGACGTCACCGCCTGCGTCGGTCGTGATCGGCGTATTGAGCGGCGACGTGATCGGGACCGATCCCGAAGCAGTCGATGCGCCGCCGCGAACCACGAACGTCTGAAGGTAGGGCAACGCGGCCTGATTGCGCCAGTCATAGGCGTACACGCCGGCAATCGTCAGCTTCTCGCCGGTATTGATCGTCACGCCGGCCGCCTGGCCGTCGATATGGATCGTCTGGACCATCGTGGTCTTGACGTCCCGATAGTTGACCGAAAGGGTGCCATTATCGATCAGCGACGTCGCCGCCGAAACGCGCGTGCCGTTGACGACGCTCGGGCACTGCTGCGTGGCATAGGCGTCGATTTCCGACAGCATCGGCAGACGCACTTTCTCGAGGGCGGTCTTGTTGACGCCTTCGATGTAGCCGCTAATCAGCGAGCCGCGAATTTCTTCGCCGTCGTTGAAAAGCACGGTCGAAACCAGGTCGGAATTCGGTACGCCATTGTCCATCAAACGCGTATGGACGCGGTTGAATTCCTGCGGCGAGCCAATGTAGTTGTTCGGATCGGTGGCGAAAGTGCCCGAGCCGACATAGCCGCTGAAAAGTGCAACCTTGCTCTGCAAATGACGGTCGATTTGGTGGGCGAGCGTGGACGCCGCCGACTTCATCGTTTCGTTCTTCATGAGCTGGTTGTAGCTCTGCACATATTCGATATCGCCGACCGAAACGTGAACCTTGGCGTACTGGTTGACCGAGACGTTGACCGAGCCGGTGACGATATCCTGCGCCGCCAGCGCCGCCGACATTGCCGAAGCATCGTTCGGTGCGAAGCGGGGCGGCCGCTTGACGTTGATCGACAGGCCGTTTTCGTCGGTGACTTCGTTCTTGAATTTGCCGGTAACGAGTCGACCCGTCACAAGCTGGTTCTTCGCCAGAAGCAGCATGGTGTTCGCGTATTCCTGGGCGTTGAGAAATTGGTTTGCCACGGTGGCCTCCCTACTTGGTGGAACCTAGCGGGGAGCCGATTTCTCAACGCCCCGAAATCATTTTTTGCCGTTTGCCATCGCTTCGAACGCCGCAAAATCTGTGGTGTCCGGCGTGATAGCCTGCCGCGCTCCGGCCCCTCGTACCGTGTCGGCTGGCGGCGTCTCTGCTCTCGGAATTTTGTTCGGCTTCGGCGCGGGCGGTTTGGTGCCTGCGATTTCCTCATTCTTCCCGAGAACATATTTCGTCTGTTGGAACGGGGACAGCTTCGCAACGCGGGCCGCTTCCGTCTTGTCAGACGCGAGGATGTGAAGGATTTCAGCGCCATGCTCGGCTTCAGCGCAGGCTTCGAAAGTAGGCTGTGCCAGGTCGAATTCCCCGGCCAGCGCGGCTTTCACGACAACTTCGTCGTAGTCGTCGAAAATTTCCGCCCCTTTTGAGGCCAATGCTTCAGCTTGTGCTTGAAGGGCTTGCGCAACGCGCTCACTCTCGGCTTGCTGATCCTGTTGCTGCTCACGTTGCAGTAACGATCCAAGCTGTTCTTCGACCTG